CCAAGTCGTTGCGGGCAATCCAGCTCCATACTGCGGTGTTAAGCGCCGTATTAGGGCCCTGCACCGTGGTTGCCCCTGATTTGAGCTGCACCGATGCATTGCGAGTCCCGGCATCGGTCTTGGTGAAAAAGCCACGGGTAGTGACGCCGACGATATTGGCCGGCGCCACCGCAATGCTGCCGATAGTGTAGAGGTCGGCCTGACCGTTGACTGAAGAACCCACGTAGCTGGTGAAGACATCCTGCAGCAATTCGCTGACGCAGTCGGCATTCATGCCGGGCGTAATAATCAGCGTGGGGCTGTAGACGTTCGGTGTGCCAAGCGTCCCGCCAGGATTGGATACCGGCCACGTCGCATAGTTCTGCGTTAATGCAATTGCGTTAACCGGCACGCTGGTGGAATTGATGACGTTATAGGTGATATTGGCGTCTTGGTTGAGCCCGAACCAATAGGTCTGACCCGCAGCCACCCGAACCGGCGTCGGGAAGGTCAACGGCACCATGCCCACGGTCGGATCGGTGAATTCCGCCGACGTAGCCAGCAGATTGCCGATCGTGTTCGAGGAATTGGAAAATATCGCTGCCCGCAGATGCCCCGGACCACCGCCACCACTGATGTTGCAGTTGACCAGAGCGCCGGTGATCAAACCGCTATAGGACGACGTGAACTGAACGTAGCGACAATCATTGGCGTTGAACCCGTTGGCAACGTTAATGGGACCAAACGCCAACTGGTTGATCGGCGCTGTCGAGCGGGAAAGCTGCACTGACACGTCCGAAGCGGGCCTTCGTGTGTAGCACCGGATATCCCCGACCCACGGCACGCTGGCCGCATCGGAACGCCAAAGGAAATCATCGATGTAATGGTTGCCGGCACCTACCGCCTGCGATCCCAGCTGTAGCTTGTTGGCGTAGTTGTTGACGGTAGTCGCGGTATCGAGCGAACCCAGAAAGAAATCGTTGTTGGGGTTGCCGCTCTTGCGGATCGCGATCGAGCCAGCCGTGTTATGCACCACCACTTCGATCTCGAACGCATACCAGACGCCCTGGGCCGGAAACGCTCCGCTGTACAACGCCAGCAGCGAGCCCGTAGGGCCGCCTGCCGTCAGCAGAATGACACCATCGCTGCGAAACACTACCGAACACTGGGCGGTGGTGCCGTCAAACAGCTCGAGATAAAACCCCAGATTGGTGCCGGTGATGGCCGAAGACTGCTGAAAACTGACCGTGAAATGGTGGATCGAATCGTTCTGCCCGCTAGTCTTGACCAGCGTGGTCGAATTGCTGATAGTGAACCCGCGTGATCCGGAAAACCGCCCCGTGATGAAGGTGGAAGAATTCGGATTTAATGAAGCGGCATCCCAGTAACCGGCGACGGCATCAGCCATCACCGCGTACATGTCAAAGCCGTCTCCAAAAAAGAACGCCATCACCTTACCTGTTATACTTCAGCGTAATCGTAACTCGTTGAATCGCAGCAACGCTGTTGACGTTGAATCCCAGAATATCTCCTGCGGCCAACGCCTTGGTCCACCCAGTCAGCGTAGAATCGGTAGACTTCACCGCTGATGTGATAGTTAGCGGCGTCGAACCGGTGATCTTGTCGCCGGCGACTGGATGGGTGGCCCCGGCATCAAACTGGGCAAAGCTGCATTTCCAGAGATCGATGACGATGCTGCCGGTACGATCGGCAACCATATCGACTTGCGCCAGAGTGCCAATGAACGGCACCTCGACATAGCCTTTCATGCCGACCGAGATCGCGGACCCTCCCCCATCTATCACCGCGATCATGGCGGAAGAGTTGGGACCAGTAGCCCCGGTCGCACCGACCGAACCGGTCGAACCGGTAGGTCCGCCCGGTATACCCGGATCACCCGTAGGCCCAGTTGAGCCAGTGTTGGACGCCGTACCTGGGAGACCTATTGGCCCGGTAAACCCGGTAGGACCTGTCAACCCAATCGTTCCGGTCGGCCCAGTGACGCCAGTCGGTCCAGTAGGCCCACCCGGGATGCCCGTAGGTCCCGTAGCGCCAGTCAACGTAGCGTTGCCTTGAATCCCGCGCTGTCCGGTAGGCCCGGTCGGCCCATCGTTGCCGAACGGTCCAGGTTGCCCTTGAGGCCCGGTCTTGCCGGTCGATCCAGCAGGGCCGGCAGGGCCGATACCCCCCATGGGCCCGGTTAATCCGGTAGGTCCGGTAGGCCCGGTGAGCGTTCCTGCAAGCCCGGTGGGCCCGGTCGCACCCGTCGCTGCGATTGCAGCAGCGCCCGTAGGACCGGTCGCTGCAGCGCCCGTTGGACCCGCCGGGCCAGTGTAGCCCTGAATGACCACACCCTCGCGAACCACGACTACCGGGTAAGCTGCTATTTGAGCGGGATCGTTGTTTTTGACGGGCATAGGATCACCTTCTTAAGGGTAGGTGACCCCTTGCGTGACCTCGAGCGTCCCATGCATCAACGGCACCCGGACGTTCGCACCATCGACCATCACCAGATCGTAGACATAATCTCCGGGATCGAGCGCAGCCTGAATATTCGCAGCGGGAACATTGAAATGAATCACCCGCTGGATCACATCGTCGATGATGATCTGGCCGCCCGCACTGTCCATGTGCAGCAACGGTACCAAATCATAAGGTGTGCGCTGTACGTCAAGTTCGAAAGTCTGGCCCTCCAGCGTCCAGGTGGTATCTCCCGGAGTACCGAATTGAAACGCATCCGACCACGTACCGTTATTATCAATCGCCAAATCGACCTGTGCCGACGTCGAACTATGAACATCCGAACATTTTACGACGGGCTGGTTCATGTTCACCTCGGCGACGGATGAACATTGTAAGTGCTGATGCCGCCGCGCTGGCTGGAAGTGCGGAAGGACTGCGGGAACATCCAGACTTGGGCGCCGGCGGTGTTGGCCTTGCTCGAGGCGACATAGGCCCCGGACATGCCATCGCTGAATTTTTGCATGTAAAACTGCGCCATTTGCGGATTGGTGTAGCTCTGTGCCGGCAGCATCATCATGTTGCCGATCACCCCGTGCAGCAGGGTCAATCCATGCTTAGGCAAGATCCAATCCGGGATGGTCGGCGGGAAACAACACAAAGGATCGGTGACCGTCTTGACCACGATCGCCGTCATCGGTTGAGTTTGGGTATAAGGATAAAGGAAATGCACCGTGCCGATATCCGGCATAATGGCCTGCTGCAGTGTATTGTTCTGGTCGAGCACGGCCTCGAGTCGCACGATCCGTCCCTCGGTGGGGTACAGCGGATAATCCAGCGTTTCAGGAATAACCGTGAAATTGATATTTTCGGTCCAGCAATTCGATTGATCGAAAAAATCCTGCAGCACGTCGAACAACGTCACCCGCAATTGCGCGTCGGACGCACCCATCAGGTAAACCTTGGCCGAACCCAATAACTTGGCCCAGTAGGCGTCGAACTGTTTCTTTTTACTCATTGGCCACCCTTGCTTTTAGGCGGTGAGCCGCCGACCACGGCACCCAGCGCATGCCCAACCAGTCCTTGGGTGAACAAGGCCAGAAACGCAGTCGCCCGCTGGTCCTGATAATCTTCCTGATCCCGCTCCAGCGCGTGACCGATCATTCCGTGCAACAGGGCTAGACGAAATTGCGGTTCAAAATCGACGTAGGTATCGTCGACTGCGTTGAACGCCTGCACCTGACCGCTGACATCGATGTCATAGACAAACAACTCCGGCTTGATCCGGCGAGCCTCAAGCAGCGCCACATTCAACGCCGTCAGCATCGATTTATCCGTGTAGCGATAGTCTGGAACCAGATCCTGCAGCAGAACCCGGGCATCGGCGACGTAGTCAGCCACCGTGTTAAGCGTGGGCTGATCCCGATCACCGAAATTCCCGAAATAGCTTGGGGACGTTGCCATCCCTAGACTCCCGCTGTTCAGCGGGAGTCTAGGGACGAGTTCTTAAGAAACGGTTAATCAGACGAGGCTGATCTTAGCCTCGCAGAGCGCCGTGTTATCGACGATCTGATAACCGTAGACCTGCAGACCACGCAGAATCTGACCGAAGGTCAGCTCAGAACGCAGGGTTTCCACCTTGCTGATCTGACTGGCAAACGTCAGTCCATGAGCGTGTCCGGCAAAAATCGGCTGTTCGCCGGCCGCGAAATTGGTCGCGTCCGTCGTCACAGACGGCAACAGGTTGGAAATGTAGATGGTGAAACGATCCACCATCCCGAGGCGTCCGTTGCGAAGCATGGACACCGGATCGCCAGACAAATAAGCCTGACGCAGTTCGGACTGCTTGAGATAGCGTCCGGCAGCCGCCGACATCACCACCCAGCGACCCTCTTCCGGAATATTCTGCTCGTCGAGGCACTGGCCGAGACGAAGCAGTGCGTCCAGAATCGTCGCCTGACCAGCGGTCGGCGTCTGCGCCACCGCGATGGGCGTCCCCTTGATCCCGAGATTGAGGTTCTTGGAGATAGCACCGGCGGTCGCCCCCTTGTTAAAGGCAGCCGCGCCCCCTACAATCCCACCGAGTACATCGCGGTCTACAGTGATCTTAAGTTGTTGGGCGGCATCGTCGCTCCACATGCTCAAGATATTGAGATCGCTCTGAACTTCCATGACATCGTCGAGGATCAGGGAGAAGTACTTGCCGGTCGAGATGTAAAGTTCGACGTTGCCGCCGGAGGGGCGGTCGAGGCCAAGCAGACCGTCTGCTTGGTAATCCTTAATGGTGATAGTGGGTTTCGTCCTGATTTTCACCCTATCGCCCATATTTTGAATTTCGCCCTCGTAATCGGTGTTGGAGATCGCCGACAGGACGGTGGACGCATAGAATTTCTCGACCAGCTTGGCCGACCAAATTTCCGGAATAAATCCAGTCGCTTGGAGGGTGTTGGCAGTCGAGCCAACAGGCGTAAGCGGAGTGCTGGTTGCTGGACCAGCAATAGGATAACCAGCGGTACCAATAGGCATAGGCGTAGCCCCTGTGCATGGGGGCTACCGCGCATCATGAGTCGTCAGGCACCCCCCGGTTGAGTCCGGATGCGCCCTTCGCGACCTGCTGCAATCATATCAAGCTCTTGACGTTGCCATTCGGCCTCACGGCCGACATACGCACCTTTCTGATGCATACGGTACAGCTGCGCGATCTGGGCGCGTGTGTAAATGGGTTTGTCGGGCGGCACCGAGGTGTCACCACCGGTGGCCGGCCTTGCCCGTCCAGGAGCCGCCAATGAACTCAGGGGTATCGCCGCTTCCCTAGGAGCCGCTGGCTGCTGGGAAATAGGCGCTGGCTCAATATGGCCCGTGGCTGCTTCCTCGTTCTGGAAGCCTTTGAAAAACGAGATCACCCTAGGAGCAGAGCTGCTGGATATGGCCTCGTTCAGCAATGTCTGTCTAACACGTCCCGATAAAACGTCAACTCCAAGCAACCAACGATGCCAGCGTGGGTTGCGATCGATTTCCCGA